CACAAAATTGATTCTGGATTTTGGGCCACACTCTAACAACATATCACCCAATAAAATGACTAATAACTTGACTCAACAACAATTCTGGGAAGAAACAAAAGATTTGTGGGAATTAATTGTTAATAATATTAATTTTAAATCCTGCTGGAATGGCGTGAAATCATTGGAAGAAATAAATATTATGATAAATAATAATGAATTTAATGAAGAAATGATGGAGGATAATGATGTTGGTGATGAAACGTCTGAAGGTTGGGGATTTTCTAATTTGTGGGGAATATTTATGGCTGAAGATTTTATGATGAAAGATTATGCTGGAAATGTTGGTGATGTTAAAATTAGATGCCGTCGGATTAATGATAAAGAAAATAAATTAATTAAAATAATAGATGGTGTGGAATATGATTTTAATGGTGATGATTTGGGAAATCTTTTGGAAATGTTTATAACTGAAAATAAATTGGTTAAAATATTTATTGGAAATTGGAATGGTGAAGAAGTTGTGTCTGAAGGTGTGGTGGAATTTGTGGATAATTATTTGGCGGAATATTATTCTGGTGTGGAAATCCCCGCTGATGGAATTATTAGAGTTTAGATTGTTTAAGTTAGATTATTAAATATAGATTTATTTTTTTATTATTTAAGGCGTGTATATATCCACGTCCTCAACGTCCTCATAATCCCGCTATTTTTAGGCGATCGTCATAAAATAGAAAATAAATAGTCATTATTGGTATATAATGCCTCGTATATAAATAAAAATAAAATCTCATATATTTCATAAAATTGATTCTGGATTTTGGGCCAATCTATTATGATAAAATCATAATGAATACTGAAAAAAGACAAACACTCTTGGAATGCCGATCGGCTCGTGCTGGTGATAAATCTAGATTTATTAATGCTGATGATATTGGTGATTGGTTTGCTAAAATGATGATTGTGGAAATTAATGATTTTATGAATATGTTTACTTGTCGTGATATTATTAAAAATGATTTGGCGAATGATTGGAAGGAAACAATTAAATTTGTTTGCCGTCCGAAAATTAGTGAATTAAAATCATTAAGAAAATTTTGGAGCCAAACTGATAAATCACACGCTAAGGATGACTATAGAAGCGTTATTAAAAAACCGAGCGAAATGCGAAAAATATGGTTTAATATGGCTGACGCTGGTGAAGTTGCTAGAAGAAAACAAAATCCTGAAAAACAGCGTGAATGGATGGCTTTAGGTTTGGCTGGTTGGCCTAAAATGCGTGGCGGTGTTAATATGCGTGAAAATCTGATTTTTAGGGATTTAATTAGTGCTGATAAAGGTTGGGAGTGTGAAGTTAGAAAAGGGAATGATAATTATGAATTATCCCCATACTTTAAGCGAATGGCTGATGAATTAAATGGCCTGCGAGTGGTGATAACAAGTCATTATGGTTGGTTATTTTATAGAGGATTTCGTCTACAATGTTTCGGATATGATGTTGATTCTGGTGCTGGTTGGGATAATACTGATTATTTGGAAAAATATTTAGATGAATATGGGCGAAGGTGGGATACTGATAATGATAATAATAAATATAAATTGTGGGAAAATGTGCTGTTTAAGAAAAGATTTATGATTAAAATTAATAATGCGTGTGTGAAGGCGGTGTGGAATCCTCATTGCGAATTTGGAAGAAAACACGCTGAGGCGTTATATGATGAAAATTTTGGTGAATAGTTAGTTGGTTAGTTAGTTTAAAAACAAATAACTAACTTAGCAAATAAATAAAAATAAAATCTCATATATCTCATAAAATTGATTCTGGATTTTCTCTCATTTTAATATTATAAATTAACAAACTATGCCAACTATCTCATTCTCTATTGGTGGTGCGGAACACGATATTAGTGGGAAAAATACTGATGAAATTATGAAAATGGTTTATGATAATTATGCTGAGAAAACTAAATGCGAGGATTGTGATATAATTAATGCTGAAGATTTTAGTTATTATGAAAATAGGTGTGGTGATTGTGTTTATAAAAAAGATATGCGAAATAGGGAATATGAGCGTGAACGAGAAGAAATGCGAGAAAATAAAATTTGTGAATTAGACAAACAATTAGACATACGTGGTGTGGAACTATTAGAAATTATACAAGGTTTAGGAAATGAATTAAAACAAAAATCTGCGACTTATGAAGAAGGAAAACTATTAATTAAACAAGCTATAGAAATAGGAAAAATATTAGATAAAATAGCTGAACGTGAATACTGATTATTTAGATAGACAATTAGATGCTATAATGATTATTTATTTTCTATTTTCTGGGGACTTATGAAAAATAGCGGGAATATGGGGACGTTGAGGACGTTGGCAAATAAATAAAAATAAATTGTTAAATATTTAATAAAATTGATTCTGAAAATAAATCTAATTTGTTAAATAAAATAATGAAGGAAAACAAACATACTGGAACTATTAAGGGCCATTTTTGGGTGGAACTTGCTGATGGACGAAAAATAGACCCTCATTTTAAATATTATGATGCTCTAAAATGGGCTAAAAATTTAGGTGGGGAAAATATATATAGAGAGCTTGATATGGATACACAGAGAGAAAATATTAATAAAACTATTATACCATATATGATAGCGATTAGAAAATCCAAAAATGAATACGTCCAACAGCTCATAAAAGCCATTGCCGATCAAGGCGAGTGTGTGGATAAAACAACACTAAAATTTGAGCCAGGCTGTTGCCATATAAATGCTATTATTAATAAAATGATATATGGAAAAGATGCGAGGATAGTTTATGGGGATTTAGGTTGGAAAAAAAATGGGACTAATAAAATTTATTATGAATACGAACACGCTTGGAATAGTGGTGATAGCGCTGGTTATGACGTGGAGGATATGATAAAAAGATTAATATTAAGGCCAGATTATTTTAAATTAATTATGGGAACACACAAAAAAACTAATTTAATAGATAAATTTAATTTATAAAATTAAAATACTGCTGAATAATATATGAAAACTTATTTTAGAAATTATAATGATGATGAATTAAATGATAAATTAGCAGACTTTGTGGAGAAAAAAGATATAGAACATTACGTTAATGAAACTCATATAGGTTATGATGAAAATGGAGAGATATTATTTTATTTTATTAAAAACTTTTTTAGCACTGATGAAATAGATGTAATTATGCCTACCATTGAAAAAGCGTCTACATTTATAGTTAGTTTAGGGCGAGGACACGCCGCTGGGAAATTAGATATGAGCCAGCCATTATGGGCTAAGGGATTAAAAAATGTAGAATTAAAAGAACATAATTATCATAATAAATATACACTAAATCCAGAGGGAATAAGCAATAGAAAATATAAATTAAATAACCCAGTTTATTCAAATTTAGTAGGTTATTATGAAAAACCTTTAGTTAATTATAAAAAAACTATTAAGACACAACCTAGATGCCGACAAACACAATTCACAGCTAGACATAAAGATATTTATTCAAAAATCATACCATATATGGAAAGAATTAGTGGCGAAATGGCGGAAAAACTCCCAGCCCATTATCGGAAGCAAAATCATTTCATTCAAAAACATAGAGAACGTATCGGACAATCTTGTTATAGCACTATTACAATCAATAAAAATTTTAGAACTGCGATCCATATAGATAAGGGAGATTTTAAGGACGGAATTGGAACGATTACAACGGCAGGGGATTTTGAAGGTGGCGAATTTTGTTTGGTTGATTATAAAGTAGCGATAAACGTTAAGCCAACTGATTTATTATTTGTAAACGTCCATAAACATCACGCTAATTTACCTTTTGAAGGAACACGATATTCAATGGTAAGTTATGTAAGAGAAAATATAAAAAAGTGTGGGTTAAAATATGATTATAGAGTAGTTATACCGAGTTATGGACGGAGCGAGGTGTTAAAACAAAAAACACTAGCAATGTTAGAGCGTGGTGGTGTGCCGAAGGATAGAATTGATATATGGATAGTTAAGGAACAATTAAATGATTATTTACAATATGAAATTGATGGATATAGAATTATGGAAGGCGTGAAAGGCATATCTAAACAGCGAGAATTTATAGCGAATTATTATAATGAAAATACGCCATTGGTTTGGTTTGATGATGATTGTGTTGGGTTATATGAAAAAGTATTAGATAATATAAGCAATAAATACAAACATAAAGAATTAGTAGATTATGAATTATATTTTTTAAAATCATTTGATAAATTATGGGATAGTGGCGCTAATTTAATGGGGGTGTATCCAATTAGAAATATTGGTTGGATGAAGAATAGAATTACAACTGGATTAAAATTTTGTATTGGGTCGCATAGAATTAATTTTAATAAAAAAGAATATGAAAGCGCTGGGGAGTATCAATTTTTAGAAGATTACGAAAGAACTTTAAAATATTTTATCGGTGATGGATCGGTATTAAGAAATGAAGGTGTGTATATTAAACATAATTTTTGGACTTTGGATGGTGGGATTGGTGCTAGTCAAAGCAGAACTCAAGAAGATAAATTAAAATTAGTGAAAAAATTTGTAGCAGAATATCCTGAATACTCTAGAATTGCTATTAAAAAAGACACGTGTGATATTAGATTAAAAAGCGTTAAAGCGTTTGACGCTAAAAAGCAAACATATTTTTTGTTTAGTTGTGATTGGGCTGATGAAGATGATATTGATAGAATGATACAAATATATAAAAATATGAAAAAGCAAGGTTTTAAGGTGAAGATTTATATGTATTTATCCACATATATGCTATATGAACCATATTTATATGATATTTATTGTGAAGGTGATATTGAAGACGCTGAAAACATCATTAGTATTGAAAATTACATTCATAGAAACCATTTTATATTTACTGGGATTAAAATAGGGATGATTTATTTGAAAAATAATAAAGAAAATATAAATAAAATATTTAAGACTGAAAAGAAAAGAAATTTAGTTAATAATAGTATAATTAAATTTACGAGCGACAATCCAATATTAGATGCGCTTAATGAATATATAGAAACTAATAGAAAATTTGATAATAAAACTTTTACTAAATATTTAGAAATATTTGATATTTAATCGTCCCAGACGTCCTCATATTCCCGCTAATTTTCAGTTAAATTGAAATTTTTTAAAATTAATCTACGTCTTTTTGTTCGTTCAACACCTTTTAATCCAGCTAATTGTTTTTTTAATCCCTCTTTTGTTATTGATCCAGTCTTTTCTTTTGGTTTATTTTTACCGCCTAATTTTCTCCCCTTTTTTTGTGGTGGTGGTTTGACCTTTGGGGGCAATTTAGGTCTGCCTCTCGGTCGCTTAGGTTTAGGGGGTGGTTTTTTAGGTTTCGGTTTAATTATTATTTTACCGCTAGCACTAAATTTTTTTTGTGGTGGTTTAGTTAATTCTCTTTTTTTTTTAGCCGACGCTATACGTAATTGTTGTTCGTCATCACGACAAGTCGTATACGTCGCTCCCTTATTATTTGCCCTTGTAAAACATTTATATCCTTTTAATTTTCCCATCTTTTTTTTTCCATTACCCGCTGACGACATATATAATTAGTATAGGTTATTTTCACGCCTTTTCTCTTCTTTTGCTCTTGGCTCATCGCCCTTAAATGATGGGAAACCTTCAACCTTCATTTGTTTTTTACCTTTTTTTGGTTTTGCTTTAACAACTTTTTTTGGTGCTGATCGTTTTTTAACTGGTTTTGGCTTAGATTTAGGTTTGGCTTTTGGTGGGGATTGTTTTTTAACTGGTTTACTATCCTTTGTGTGTGTTTTTCCAGTCATAACTTTTCCACTCGGCATTTTGTGCGTCCCGCCTTTATCACTACGAATTTTTCTATCCACTTCAACTGGTTTAGATTTTTTTGGCTGCTTCGCTTGTCTATCCATATCTTTCTTCTCACACAATTTATACATCTTACCTTTAAAATTTAACATTACTCCACTCATATTATAATATAACTTAACATTTAAATTTCTCTAAAATTAATTTTCCTTTATTAAACATCTTATCATAATTTTTAGGTTTTAGCAATTGAAAATCTTTATCTGGTAATACAACACTCTCTAAATTTAATCTATTTATAGGCAAGTGTAATATAATAGGTTCATCCGCACATTCGCCACAAACTTCATCACACGCACATTTCCACGATTCATCACTAAGTTCCTCTTCAACGATCATTTCTAAGGGATTATATAAATAATCAAACTCTTGTAAATCAACCATAATATCAATTAATTGATTTTTCTTAAGCTTGCTAATACCAATAACATTTTTCTCTTTACAAAATTCTTTTAATTGTTTCATATTGTATTTCATTAAATTCTCTGCTTTATTCATTATATAATTATTATTTATTTTTTTTTAGATGTTATTTCTACATTTAACGATTGTCTTTTTTTAAGCGCTTTAATTTTTTTTTCTAATTGTGTAATATAATATTGATTAGTCCCAGTTTTTTTCATACCCATCATAATATTTTCGGCACTATTAATTCGCTCTGGGATTTTTTGAGGTATCCCTTGGTCTGCTCTGTAAGTCCTTGGTTTATCTTTTTGCTTTTTTTCAAATGCTTTTCTTTTTTTATTTATTTCTTTTTGGGCTTTACTTGGTGGTAAACCCTTAGGTTTAGGTTTTTCTCTCACAACAAATTTTTTCTTTTTCGGATGAACTGGCATTTATATATTATCAATATATAATTTTTTTATAGAATTAATTAAAAAAAGCGGGAAAATAAGGACGTCTAGGACGAAAAATTAATGGCAAACTTTAACCACGAAATTTTGAGGACTTGAATGATTATTCGCAATAACAACTCGGTAAAATTTGAAAGCTGCGGCTATTTGACTAGTCCCTACGTCTTGAAAATTTTGAGCGTTTCCAGCTTGATTAAAACTTTGACCTCCATTCATAGAAAAAAATGTGGTATTATCTACTGACGCTTCAACAAAAGCATTATAAGACCCATTTGTCCCAGCCACACAAGAAAAAGCAAATTTATCCACTTCTCTAGCTTTAGTAAATGATGATGATGTCCCAGTTGAGCCAGCACTTACAGAAGCACTCATAATTGTATCAACGCTCATAGCTCCTTGAGGTGCTTGAACTGCGGTTTCAATATCTCCTAATTTTTGGTCTATTGTAGTCAAAAGAACTTCATTCGCAGCGTGATCGGTATTCGCCGACGTCAGTAATACTTCAATCGCCGCTTGGTCTGTTTCAATAGCAGTGAGCGTTGTTTCTAATGTATCTAATTTCCCCTCCACTCCATCTAAATGTCCGATAATAGTTGATTGATTACTCGCTGTTGAAAATCCGCTAATATTCCCACTAGATATATTAACATTTACTTTATTTGACCCAACACACGCTTCTAACACATCAATCCCAGTATCAATATTTCCTAAATGACCTTCCGCATTTGTTAGTAATACTTCGTTGGCTGCGTGGTCTACATTCGCCGCCGTTAGTAATACTTCAATCGCCGCTTGGTCTGTTTCAATAGCAGTGAGCGTTGTTTCTAATGTATCTAAATTATCGCTTAAATGATCTAATTTTCCTTCAACTCCATCTAAATGACCTATAATTGTATCTTGTTTTGCGTGTGTTGATAAAGCGCTAACATCAGTCGCCCCACCGCTTACACGTAATAATCCGTTAGCATCCACAGATAAAGGGACGTAATCTCCGTCAGCTCCAAAATCGGATTGTGAATCTTGACGCACTACCATCATCATAACACCTTTATCGCCAGAATTATGTGCTGTATCTTCAGTCTTAACTATATCATCTAAGGCTTGAACTGATGTTTCAATATTTCCTAAATGAGCTTCAGCATTTCCTAAAGTTGTTTCAGTCGCAAACCCACTAATATTTCCACTAGATATATTTACATTAACTTTATTTGACCCAACACACGCTTCTAAAACATCAATTCCAGTATCAATATTTCCTAAGTGTGCTTCAGCATTTCCTAAAGTTGTTTCAGTCGCAAACCCACTAATATTTCCACTAGATATATTTACATTAACTTTATTTGACCCAACACACGCTTCTAACACATCAATCCCAGTATCAATATTTCCTAAATGAGCTTCGGCATTTGTATTAATAACTTCTATTGCCGCTAAATCTGTAGCACAAGCGGCGGTGCTTGTTGCTATATTATTAGTATCTTCGTCAATTGTTATAAGTAATGCTTCATTAGCGGCGTGGTCTACATTCGCCGCCGTAAGTAATAATTCATTCGCCGCCATATCTGTTTCAATCGCAGTGAGCGTTGTTTCTAATATATCTAATTTACCTTCAACCCCATCTAAATGACTTATCATAGTTGCTTGGTTTCCTTCAATTCCGTCCACGTATCCTGTTATCGCCGTAAGTGAGCCTTCAATTCCATCAACGTGTCCGATAATAGTTGATTGATTGGCTGCTGTTGAAAATCCAGTTATATTCCCACTAGATATATTTACATTAACTTTATTTGACCCAACACACGCTTCTAACACATCAATTCCAGTATCAATATTTCCTAAATGTGCTTCAGCATTATCTAAAACTCCATCAATAGTATCTAATTTAGAATTTGTTGAGGTTTGTAAACCTTCCAATCCATCTGTATTTAAATTAATAGCGTTGGCGCTTACTGATGTCGCTTCGGCAATAACTCTAAGCAATCCATTACTATCAACTTTTAATGGCGCTAAGGCATTTCCAGCAGAATTTAAGGCTAAAACTTTTGTCCCATTAATACTAGTCATTTTATATATATATAAAATATTTTAATTATAAAAAAAAATTATTTAGATTAAGATACTTGACGCATTCATAGTTATAAAATTAGACCCAGTTATAGTTTCTAAAGGGACTACGTCAGCAAAGACGCTATGATTTGGTAATACTTTTAAATTGAGTTGATGATCTATATGATTTGATTTATCATTAATTAATAATTGTGTTTCTAATTTTTTAGCGCCAGTATTAAGACTTTGTGTATATATTTTTATCATAGTTGCTGTTTGTGCGAATGATGATAAATGAATGTCTTTAATTAATAAAGTTTGTGAATGAGATACTCCACGAATAAAGGCTTGGGATTGTGAATGAGTTGCTTTAATAAATCCCATTAATGATGATGTCCCAGTTTTTTTTACACTAATATCCCCTTGATTACAATTCGCAGTTCCATTAGAACTCATCTCTACTTTATTAATAATAGAAAATGAATTTGTCCCACTAGTTAAACTAGCATTTGAAGTTCCCGCCATAGTAAATTCAGCAACTCTTGGCTTATATTTTAGACTATCCCCAGCATCGCAATACAAACCACTAACTCTAATTTTCCTAGCGCCAATTCCAGCCGCCGCATCGGCAGCGTTGCTACTTACAACATCTAAGGCAACAACACCATTATATTGAATATAAACAGAATTTAGATTAAACCCTACAACATTTCCAGACCCCGCAATTGATTCATCAATACCTTTAATAGTTAAATTATCAAAATTAGATGACGTATTTTTTATCTGATTATAGATTGGCTCTTTTTCTATTTTTATACTCATTTTATATAATGATAAAATATTTTATTTTAAATTAAAATATATTAATAATATATAAAATGTCTGTTGCCGAAAATTCAAAATTCGTTGCTCTTGTCGCTGATAATGGAAGTGAGTTCGTTGCCGAACAAAAAGCAAACTTTACTATCAACCCTGATATAGGTTTTGTTAAGGGTCGTGATTGTTATTTATCATTTGATTTATTAAACACTGATACTAATTCTCGTGTCGCCTCCCTCCCTCCTACCGCAGGGGCATCTGCTGTTATAGAAAGAATGGATATTTATTCATTATCTAACGGCCAATTGCTAGAATCACTTACTAACTATAATTTATGGGCGTCATTAGAAAATCAATATTTAGAAGAAGATGATAAACATATACAAGTTAAACAAGGGACTGATGCTAATTGTCGTGCCTATAATGCTACAACATCATCTACAACTAAATTAAATACTATTAGTGCTAATGGATCTGCTGGTATGCCTCGCTCGTGTTATGATTTAGGCGCTTTAGCTATATCTCAAATATCGTCTGGTGCTGATATAGTATTAGCAACTCAAGATGATACTAATGCTACTCAAGATAGTGAAATGGGCGCTAAAAAATTCTCATCAAGAAAATATTGTATCCCACTAAAATCTGGAATTTTCAGTCATTTTGGTGTGAGTGAAAAACTTACTCCAATATTATTATTTGGTGGTCTTAAATTAGAAATTACATTCGCCGAAAATCAAAAGGTTTTACAACATATTTTTAGTGGAAATGGAATTAGCGGAACTAATGTCCCAGTCCAAGCCGATGATTTCGCAAGAGGTATTGATGTTGCTTCTGTTGGTGGAACTGGAAACCGAGTCATAACTCTTAGTAATGATATTGATGAGGTCGCTTCTCTTGGTATTGCTGTTGGGTCTAAAATGTATGTTAGAGGGACTGGTGGTGCTACAGCAAATACAGATATAGCTTTTGTGGTTGCTGGTCTTCATCGTGGCTCTAACGCCGCTGGGGCAGGTGTGAATGTTAAAAATAAAAAGGTTGTAATTAATACTGACGCTAATATCGGTGCAGTTACGACGGCTCTTAAAATATGGTTTCAGCCATCATCCCCATCATATAAATTAAAGAATGTAGAATTAAAAGTCCTTCAAGTCGTCCCACCCCCAGCAATGCTTAAATCAATTGTAAAAGAAAGTCAATATGATTTTATCTCGTGGGATTGCTTTTTAGATAATTTACCTGAAACAAGTAGAACTCATCAGAGTGAAATAACTTCAGTTGCTTCGGCAGCGAAATGTATATTTACCAATTATATTAAGGTTGCTGGTGCTTTAGGTGAAAATGACGCTTATGCTCCAAACTATTATTTAGGTCAACCTCCACACAATACATTTTTAAACTCCGTCCAATATTTTATTAATAATAAACTATATCCGCTCAAACCTTATAACCCACAAGCGAAAAATGATAAAGTAGTTAATTATAATGAAGTTGTTAAGGCTTTTACATCTATAGGATTAAATGTTAAAAGACTTGGCGATGGTCGTGGTGGAAATCTCAGTGATTATACTAACACTTATCTCCACGCTAGAGAACTTGCTAGAGGCGAACAATTTGTATATAATTTAAAAGATGCTGAGCCACAAATACGATTAGGATTTTCTCAAGAAAGAACAGCCGCTTCAACAGCTCCAAATGGGGGTGCTTCTGTTTCTAATTGCCGAATGGTTAATTGGGTATTCTCAGTTAAATCTATTATGGTGAATAAAGATAATTTACAATTAGTCTTATAGGCAATCCGTTTTTTTGATTTAATTTTAAAATAAAAATATTTTATATATATATAAAATGCCGATTGAAAAGAATTATTTTAGTATTTCGCCGTTGAATGATAATCCATTACAAAGTGCTGGATCAAATGGGGTTGAAGGGGGTTTTTCATTTAAAGAGAGCAACCCAATTATTAAATTTTCCCTCCCCGCTATTGAAAAACTATTAGAAGTTAAATCATTAGTATTATCAGGACAATTCTTTATTAAAGATAGTTCCACTAATGAAGGGTTTGGTAGAGAAACTAATTACACAAATATTAATAATGATAATGGTGCGAATATGACTGCTGAAACAGCAATTAACCTTCCAAATCACGGAGGCGTTCATAATGTTATTGATAAAGTTGTAATTCAAACAAAAAAAACAAATACCGAATTAGTTAATATTCATAATTATTCGTCATATGCTTCCCTTCGTGAGGCATATACTAATAATGATGAGGATTATTTATGGGGTGTAGCACCAAATCGGTCGCTGGCTCTTGGCGCACACGCCAATCATCAAAACCGACTTATGAATATTATTGCTGATAAAACCCAACAAGATTTAAAAATTAATAATAATAAAGAGATTGGGGTTCATTTTAGTATTAGATTAGATATTGATATGCTCCAAAGTGGTAATATTCATTTAGGTCAAGCTTATACAAATGGTTTACTCTTGACGCTCCATCTCGCTCCAGACTCCGCTGTATTACATAACCGATTTAGAGACTCAGTGATCGCTAGTCAAGCGGGCGCTGATACAAGAAACAAAATGTATTGTCTTAGAAACCTTAAATTAGAGGGTAGATATGTTATTCCAACACCACAAGAATTAAAATCTTATCCAGCAAATCTTATGATGAACTCGCAAATAAATCTATTAAATGATATTCACGCTGACGAGGATAATAACACTTATACCCCACAACTCAATTCAGTAAAGGCAATGTGTAATTTATATTTAGATAAAGACCAAACTAATAACCTTAATTACCAGCAAAATAATTTCAGATTTCCAGTTGGTATGAAAAAAATAGAACACAAAAAGGATAATTTAAGATTTCCTTTTACATTCCCTTTGAAAGCTCAACCTAATTTTGATACTCAAGTTGAGCTTGGGGCTGGTGGTATTAATATGTCGCAAATGTGCCAGTATGAAAACAATTTAGGTGATATTGAATTACGAAAACATTTTGAAAGAGCGCTTCTCGGTGGTAAAGAAGCAGTTAAATCATCAGCAACTCTTCAACGAAGTCAATTAAATCAACAAGCAGATTACGAAGATAGAGCCACAAATTATCGTGGGGCTGGAGCGGCTGGCGGAGGCACAGCAGCTATCGCTGATACTGATGGTGTTGGATCACAGATGTTTCCAGAGCTCTTAGGACTTGGTGTTGATTACACTTATGGTATTGGTAATTCTATGGCGTATGTTAATAGGGATTATTCTAACACTGTATTTTCTGGTGTTAATGCTGGTAATACAACGCTTCCAGTTGATAGGCGTAATAAATCAGAGTTAGTCCAATCATTCGTTAAATATAATTCGGTGCTTAACCTTCAAACTCTCGTAAAAACTATGTAAAAAAACTTTAGAAAAGTTTTGAATCAAATTTAATAAACGTCCTAGACGTCCTTATTTTCCCGCTTTTTTTTTATATTTTATAATTATAATGCCTGAGCCAACAAACAAAGCGTTATATGCTAAAGCTCGTGCTAAATATGCGAATATGAAACACTCAGCTTATAAATCATCATTAGTAGTTAAAGCCTATAAATCTATGGGTGGTAAATATAGTGGATCTAAACCTAAGAAAACTGGATTAACAAGATGGCATAAAGAAGACTGGAGAACTCAAGATGGAAAAAAAACTTATAATGGTAAAAAGAATAAAATATTTAGACCGACTAAAAGAATTACAAAAGATACACCTAAGACTATGGGTGAATTATCAACGAAAGCCAAAGCCAAAGCTATTGCTGAAAAAAAAAAGAAAGGTAGAGTTAAAAAATATTAATTAATATTATGGGACTTAAAGATTTATTAGATAGAATAAAACTTAGTTTTTGTTGTAAATCAAAATGTAGTATAAATGAGGTTGACGATCGCTTAAATGATGCTAATGAATGGATTGATGATATACAAGATGATATACAAGATGTCGTCTCGGCAGTCCAACAATCTCCGTTAGTGCGAACGCAGAGTCCTAAACAATACAATTATTATTCAAAAAAAAAATCTGCGTTATAGCTAATGAATCATTTAGAATTATTTAGTGGAACTCATAGTTTTGGTAAGGTATCTAGTGAATTAGGTTTTAATGTGTATTCATTAGATAGAGATTTAGGCGCTGAATGTAAATTAGGAAGTGGTTATATTAGTCAGTATCATTTTAAAGAAGATATTATGACTTGGAATTATAAGCAATATCCAAAAGGATTTTTTAAAATAATAACAGCAAGTCCAGTGTGTTTGTGGTGGTCGCAACTTAGAAAAACTTGGATTGGAAGAAAATTAAAATCACACGGAGATACAATAATAACAAAAGAAATACTAGATGAAGATATGGAAAAATATGGTGTCCCAATGGTGGATAAAATATTTGAGATTATAGATTATTTTGAGCCAGAGTATTATATTATTGAAAATCCTAAAACTGGAAAAATGAAAGAATATATTAATGATTTAATACCTTATTATGATGTTGATTATTGTAAATATTCAGATTGGGGATATAAAAAAACTACTAGATTTTGGACTAATATTGAAGGATTAGTATTTAAGCACTGCCGTGGAGATTGTGAAAATATGATAGAATGGGAAGGCCAAAAACTACATAAAAATAGAATGGGAACTGGTAAAACTATAATAGATAATGGAAAAATAATTAGGTGTAATTCAAAAGCATTACGAATAAAATATAAAGACTATGAAAATATACAAAAACCTGATAATAATAGTGCCGTTGGCGTAAGTGAGGGAAGCAATAAATTAGAAAGATATAGAATACCAAGTAAAGTTATTGAAATGTTTTTTAATATTATTATATAGTATATTATGGATTACAAAATATATAAAATTAATAATGGATATAAAGTTGGCCGTAAAGATGGAAAAAGATTATGTGCTAAATATGATAATAGATTATATATAACTCGCCGACCTATGAGGCGTGAAGGCGCTAAAAGATTATTAATGAAATTACAATTAGAAGAGCGTGGAATGACTATGAACGTTAAGAGTAAAAAAAAAAAGTTTTGTGATGGATTTATAAGAATTGATCCAATTAAGACAAAAAGAAAAAAGCAACTTTTTCATAATTTAAATAAAGATTTGGATTTTATTTATGACGAAATTATTTATCTGGATAATGAAATAAAAAGCGGGAAAATAGGGACGATGGGGACGATAGAAAAACCAATATCATATTGCGATGACCCAGACCTATTAAATACCTTCAAGGGTATCTAATATTTTTACATATTCATTTTCAATTTGTAATAATACATTACTCGCCAATTGGTTGGATTGTTGTAGTATTTCACCAATTTTATATAAAAATTCTTTTACCTTTTCATCTCTAGTTTCGTGTTGATTAATTATTAATTCACTACCATTCAATCTATCAATTAATTCTTCCATTATATTAAATTAAAATATTATAAATATATATAAATGACGAGTGTAAATTTAGTATCCCCAGAAGACAACGGACATCTCTATTCAGTAAGATTTAAAGAGCCACTTATTATTGAACCTAATTCTAGAGTAAATTTAAATTTTGCTAAATTTAAAAGAAATGGTAATATTTTTTTTAATAACGATCAGACTATTACAATATCAATTAAAGGGGCAATGCCCTCTTTAAAACCTGTTGCCCCTTTTGTATCTAATTTGACTTTAGATGATTTAGGTGATGGCGCTGGGGTGCTTACAATCCCTAAAATAAACCCTGATACTGGAAAGGCTGGATATTCTGTAATTGAATTAGATACTAGGATTAAAACCTTATTTGATTCTTTACAATTACGAGATACAGATAAACCTACACAATTATTTCATTATCAAGGAGTTTTGGTGGATGAAAAAAAAAGCGATTTAATACGTATAGGATATTCACAACTCCCCCCACAATTATCACTAGAGGATATAACATTATCTACTGCTGATGTTTTAGGTGGTGGGACAGCCAACGGCAACGCTTATGAAAAAACCTCAGCAAATCCAGACGATTTATATTATGATAATTATGCTTTATCTCAAGAACATTACAATTTTAATTATAATAGTCCATATAACACTGGCACAAATAGAAATTTAATTCATTGGAGATGTAATAGACCTATAGACACTTTACTTAATGCCGTATCAGTTGGTTTGTATTCTAAAGAAATTGCTGATTCAACGTGGACTGCGAGTGCGACTAGTAATACAAGTGCTTTAACTAAAGGGACAAGCGCCATTGGTAATGATTCGGCAAATGGAACTAAGATGACTAATCCAGCCGTATTTTTATCAGGAGCCACACAATTGGCCCACGCTGATATAGGGAACGCCGCTAATGTAAATGCTCGGCTTGGCGCTTATATAACTTTTGAAATTACTGGCGCTGCTGGTGATAAACCTAAAAGATTTAATATTTATATGAAAACGAAAGATGTTGCTGGCGAACCTTTTATTAAAGATATGATTGATGAATTTAAAGGTATGAAACAAGTGTTTAGTGAAAGTCTATCCGCAATTTATCCCTCTGGAACGGACACAGCATCAGCCCACCCAGAATTCGCCGTTGAAACATACTGGTTGAGAGGTAATGGTAGATTAACAGAGAGAGCTGGTGGAACTGATACTATGTTTTTTAGAGTATATAATATGATTGGATATTCAACACATACAGAAAAAAATTTGGTGTGGGATAGTAGAAGTTTAGGTAGACGAACAGGGGCGATCCAAAGACAATTTTTTACGATTCACGGCGGTGGTATAGATGGAAAGGGAACTTTGGGTGGAACAGAAGCACAAAAAATTAATAAAATTAATGCCTCTTTGCCTTTTAATTTAATAGTTTCAGCTCAGAAGCTAGGCGAAGGTTTTGAATTTATAAGAATGTGTGGATTTAATAAAACTGCTAATAATGCGTCGGTCAATAATCCCCACACTTTTGTATCAAGATATCAAATGACCTTTTCAGAAGAACTTGCTAACTATGTTGGTGTTGGTGAATCTCCACGAATAGATCCAAATAATAATGATGATAATGTTGTATCAGTAGCAAGAGAAGAAGCCGAAATAGTAAGGGATACATCATATTCAATATATCTTAAAAACTTGCCTATTAAATGTTATAAAAATATACAACAATCATTTATTAATGGAAATAAAAATTCGGTAGGTTTCGTCCAACCAATATTATATGACGTCCCAACTCCGTTTGCTGATAGTGAAATAGTTAATATGGGAAGTGGCGATATTGTAATTGGAACTTTTCAACCAAGCATTAATAAAGTTTTAGATTTAGATAATAATAAAATGGTAATTAATAATTTAGATGTTGAAATCAGAGATACTATAACTAATGAAATTAGTAATGAATTAAGTGGGTCAGTTATTAATTTTACAATTTCTAAACCTTAAATTACTTTTTCTTTAACGTTGACGCTCAGCGTTTCGTCCTTATTTTCCCCCAATTTAATAATATTTTCATTTAAATTTAATCCGTGTGTAATCCACATCGTATTGAACCAACACCCACTCCCATATTTACCCTCTTTATAAAAATTATATCTTTTATGTG